ATGGGGGCCGGCTGTATTCAGCCGGGGTTGGCTGGAGAAGGCATCGGATTGGGCAGACAAACGCAAAGAGCCGGCGCTGGGCCGGCTCTCGCGTTCGGTTCGTCGCACAGGGCTGACGCCTGCTCGATAGACGCTTTGCAGCGCCAGGAATTAAGGCGCCTATTCTGTCCATATAAAAAAGACATTCGTGCTAAAATGCCGCCAGGAGTAGAACGCGTGAGCGACGCACAAATCCGCACCGCCAAACTGACCGACCTGACCCCCGACGCCGAGAATGCCAACGCCGGCACCGACCGCGGCCGGGCCATGCTGGACAAGAGCCTGCGCGATCACTGCGCCGGGCCGGGTTCCAGGTGGTCGGCTATGACCCGCACAGCCCCTTCGATGCCGAGCGCGAGCTGGCCCCGGTCCTGGGTTGCGACGTGATCGTGCTCACCAGTGCTGTGGCGCCGGCCGAGCGCCTGTCCGGATTGGGTACGCATCAGGTCGTGGTCGACCTGGCCGGCGTGCTGGCGCCCGGCCAGACTGCCGCCCGGATGGTGAGGATCACTTGAGCCGTGAACGCGCTCGATGCCGAGGCCGACTATAAAGTGCGGCAACAATTCCGACAGATGGCGGCCATGGGTTTCACGCTTTATCCGGCTGGCCGGGAATGGCCGGCTTTGAACGAAGACGAGTACGTGGAAGCCTGGCGCAACGAGCGTCAAGTGGACGCTTGCCGTGAATATCCAGACGGCCGGCTGAGATTTTGGGACGGGCTGTGGATCCGGCCGTGAACCAACGATGGAAGAGACCAAACCGTGGGAGCAGCAACAACCCGGCGAGAAAAACCTGTGGTTCCGCCGGTTCCAGGCCTACATGCGGCTGGGGCCGCGGCGGTCGATGCTGTCCGCCTACGTCAAGGAACTGGAGCAGCGCGGGCTCAACGCCAAGGGCAAGAAGCTCATTCCCAGCTCGTGGCGCGACAACGCCCGCAAGTGGAAGTGGCTGGAACGGGCCGAGGCCTGGGATGCCTATGTCGCCGAGCAAGAGGCGGCGGAGTGGGATGCCAAGCGCCGGCAATTGCGCGATCAGGAATGGGAGTCGGCCCAGGCGCTGATCGACAAGGCCCGGCAGATGCTCGTCTTCCCGCTGGCCAGGACGCAGCGGGCCGAGAAGGATGTGGACGGCCGGGTCGTAGCGGAGACGGTCATCATCCCGGCCAAGTGGTCGATGCGCGATGCCGCGGCCATGTTCGATACGGCCTCCAAGCTGATGCGGTTGGCGGCCGAGCTGGAGACGGGACGGCTGGCCGTGGACTGGATGCAGGAGGCCCGCAAGGCCGGCCTGGACCCGGACAAGCTGCGCGATGAGTTCGTCGAATTCTTCAAGCGGCAGCTCGCTCAGCCCCAGAGCCCTGAACAGCCTGGCAACGGAAGCGCTGCGAGAGGCAAGACGCCAACTGGAAGCGGAGGCGCAAGCGAGGCAGGCGCTGCGGGTTAGGCGCGCCGCGTGGCCGGCCGGCCACATGCAGGGGCTGGATAGCCGGCCGGTGCCGTTCCACCGGGCGCAGGAGTTGGGCTGGGAGAGTCGGAGACGCATTGTGGCGATGTTAGCAGGGTCACAGAGCGGCAAGACGAGCTGGGGCCCGTGGTGGCTGGCGCGGGAGATCGAGCAGCGCGGGGCCGGCGACTACATCGCTGCCACCGCGAGCTTTGACCTTTTCAAGCTAAAGATGCTGCCGGCGATGCGCGAGGTGTTCGAGAACATTCTGGGCATCGCGCGCTATTGGGCCGGCGACCGGGTGCTGGAGCTGCGCGACCCGCAGACAGGCGAGTTCAGGGCCAGACGGGCCAACGATGCCATGTGGGGGCGCATCATCCTGCGCTCGGCCGAGAGCCCGAGCGGCCTGGAGTCGGCGACGGCCAAAGGCGGCTGGCTGGACGAGGCCGGCCAGGATGGATTCGAGCTCGACGCCTGGCGGGCCATCCGGCGCCGCCTGGCCCTGCACCGCGGCCGGATCCTGATCACCACCACCCTATACAACTTGGGGTGGCTGAAGCAGCAGGTGATCGACCCGGCGATGGAAGGCGGCGTGACAGCGATTGAGACGCTGCCCAACGGGGCCGAGATTGAGCTGGTGGACAATGCCAAGGCCGATATCGCCCTGATTCAGTTCGACTCGATCGCCAACCCGCTGTTCCCGGCGGATGAGTACGACCACGCGCGGGACACGATGCCGGACGACGAGTTCCAGATGTTTTACCGGGGCCGCGTCGCCAAGCTGCGGACCCTGATCTACGACATCTTCGACCGCCGGCTGCACACCTGCCCGCGGTTCGAGATCCCGAAGGAGTGGCGGCGCTACCTGGGTCTGGACTTCGGCGGGGTCAACACGGCCGGAGTGTTCTTCGCCGAGGAGCCGGGCACGAGCCGGTGGTACGGCTACCGGGAGTATCTGGCCGGCGGGAAAACGGCGGCGGCGCACGCGGCCGATCTGAAGGCCGGCGAACCGATGGTCCCCGTCACCGTCGGCGGCAGCAAGAGCGAGGGACAGTGGCGCGATGAGTTCCGGGCCGGCGGTCTCCCGGTGCGCGAGCCGGACGTATCCGAGGTCGACGTCGGGATCAGCCGCGTGTATGGGGCACTGAAGGCCGGCGAGTTGGTGTTCTTCGACGACCTGCACGGCACTCTCGATCAGCTCGGCCGGTACAGGCGAAAGCGCGACAAGTCTGGTGAGGTCACGCAAGAGATCGAGAATAAGAATGCATTCCATTTCTGCTTTGTCGCCGGGACGCCGATCATGACACTCGCAGGCAATAAGCCCATTGAAGAAGTAGGGATCGGCGACCTGTTGTGGACCCGTTATGGCTGGCAGCCCGTCATTTCGACGGGCTGCCGCCACGAACAACCCTTGATGAGGCTCGTGGTCTCGGACAGCCGAGAATTGGTCGGGACGCCCGACCATCCAGTGTGGGTCGTCGGCAGCGGATTTGTTCCAATCGGAAACCTTCAGTGCGGTGCACCGTTGTTCTCTCTTGGAGGTGGAAAAGCATGGAACGAGAAACTGTCACCTTCAACGGTGTCACCTACTATCGTTATCCCCGCGCGCAGAGGGCATCGGATCGGCGCTATTTCAAGCGCGGAGGAAAGTATCTCCATCGGGAAATCTGGCAGGCTAGCCACGGCCCCATTCCGCCCGGCCACCACATCCACCACCAAGACGGAAATACCACTAACAACGCTCTCAGCAATCTCGAACTTGTGGCAGCAGGTCAGCATGAACGAATGCATCACGTGGGGCAGGCCAGCCCTGCGAAACGAGCCAATCTTGACCGCATCCGGCCATTGGCTTCTCAATGGCATGGAAGCGCCGAAGGCAAAGAATGGCATCGGCGGCATGGCCAGAGAGTCTTTGAAAACCGTCCCTACTCGTCTCTTGTCTGCCAGCAATGCGGGACAGCATACAAGACTAAGAAACCTGGCGGCAATCGTTTCTGTTCGGCGGCATGCCGAGCAAGCGCCAGACGAGACAGCGGAGTCGACGACATCACATGCGCCTGCACCGAGTGCGGCGCTGAGTTCCGCACCAATCGTTATTCCGGCGGCAAGTATTGTTCGACCGAGTGTCGTCAAAGTGGAAAACGCCGGCTTCGGAACGGTTTACAACCTGACGGTAGCCGTCGCGCATGAATACTTTGCAAACGGCGTCCTGGTGAGCAACTGCGACGCGATCCGCTACATCGTTAGCTGGGGTAAGCGCAAGAAGCGTACGCCCAAGGTCGGGTGGCTATGAACATCATTCAACGTTTCGGAGTCTGGCTGAGCAGGGGAGTTTCGCATATCAAGGCTGCGGTAATGCCCCTGATCCCCGCCTGGGCCAGGCACGCCTTTCCCGCCATCACCTTCCGCAGCCTGGTGCAGGAGGGCTATAAGGGGAATGGCATTGTCTTTGCCTGCATCTCCGCCTTAGCTTTCGCATTCCCGGAACCGCAGCTCAAGGTGTGGAAAGAGACGACATCGGGCCGGCAGTGGCTCCGGCTCCACGGCCTGGCCAAGCTCCTGCGCAGGCCCAACCCCGATATGGGGTTCTCGCGCTTGATGCTTTACACCATCGTCTACCTGGCCATCGGCGGGAACTGCTATTGGTACAAGGTCAGGTCAGCGGCCGGCAAGGTGGTCGAGATCTGGCCATTGCACGATGGACAGTTGTCGCCAGTGCCAGGCGGCGATCGGCTGATCGGCGGCTACGAACTTGACACCGGCGAGAAGAAAATCCCCATCCCGGCCAAGGACGTGGTCCACTTCATGTGGATGCCGGACCCGCTCATGCCCTGGCGCGGCTTGGCGCCGCTGGTCGCCGTGGCCCGCGAAGTTGACATGGACAACGAGGCCACGCGGTACATCTTCAGCCTGTTGAAGAATGACGCCATGCCGCGCCTGGCGCTGATCATCCCCGAGTCGATGGATACGACCGATCCGGATACCCGGAAACGGCTCAAGGCGGAATGGCAGCAGGAACAAGGAGGTGAGAACCGTGGCCGCGTTGCTCTCCTCGAAGGCGGTATGGACATCAAGCAGATCGCGCTCAATCTCAAAGAGCTGGAGATGAACCTGCTGCGCCGGGTGCCTGAGTCGCGCATCACGGCCGCATTCCGGGTGCCGGCTATCGTGGCCGGCGCTGCCATCGGCCTGGAGAACGCCACCTACAACAACTCCAGGGAGTTCATCCTGTTCTTTACCGAGCGGACCCTGGTGCCGCTGTGGGGGATGCTCGACGACCAGATCCAGTTTGACCTGCTGCCTGAGTTCGACACGGACGAGAACACCGTTGTCGAATTCGATCTCAACACGGTCCTGGTCCTGGCAGAGAAGTCAGAAGCGAAACGAGCCTGGGCCCTGGACGCCTTGACGAGGGGGGCCATCCTCCTGAACGAATTCCGGTCCGTCGCCGGCCTGCCGCTCGACGCCAACGGCAATGTCTATCTGCGCACCATGGCGCAGGTCACCGAACCGTTCACGCCCATGGCCGGCTCGGGTATGAAAGGCCTGCCAGCGCCAGCCGCAGCCGGCCTGCTGGAGGGGAAAGTCTCGTCCATCGACAAGCAGAAGGCCATCATCACCGCGCTGCGCCGGGAACGCCGGGCGGCGGCGGACAGGATGGAGACGTCGCTCAACCGATTCTTCCAGTCGCTGGCCGACCGCGTCGTCCACCGGGCGCGGAAGGCCTGGGATGTCAGGCTGGAAACGAAGGCCGACGATCTCCCGGACGCTGACGACCTGATCACGCCCGAGGACAGCGACGAGCTGGAAGAGGTGCTGCGCAAGCACTTCTTCGAGATCATGTTCAATTCGTGGGACATCTACCAGCTAAACTTTGGCGGGTTGTATCAGCCCTTCGACCCCGACGACCCGATCGTGACACGGATCCTGGCCGATGCCGGCAAGCGGGTCAGGCTGATCGACGCGACGACTCTGGAGCAACTACGCTACACTCTGCGGTCGGCCTCCACGCTCGGCTGGAGCATCGACCACCTGGTCCGCGGCGACCCGGAACTGGGCATCCCCGGCCTGCGCCAGATCATCGAGGAGGCATACAAGAACCGGGCGCGCACCATCGCGCGGACCGAGCTGGGCAACGCTCAGCAACAAGCGGCCGTCGGGCGCTACAAGAGCGCCGGCGTCGAGCGCGTGCGCGTGTTCGACAACGGCTTCGACGACTCGGCGCCGGGCTGCGTCATCCTGGGTAACGGGAATAAGGGGACGGTGGCGCCGATGGACTGGGCGGCCAAACACGCCATCGGGCACCCCAACTGTGTGCGATGCTTCGCGGCCGAGTTCGATGAGCCCGTCGATGACGACGTGCTGGAGCAATGGCGGGCGGTCGGCGACCGGTGGTAATGGCGACGCCGGCCGGCCGCCCCCCGGCCAAGACACTGGAGCGCTGGCAGCGCGAGCTGCTGGACGCCATCGAGCAGGAGCTGGCAACGGCGCACAACCGGCCATGCACAATCACCGTGCACTTCGATGGCTCGCGGGCCTTTCAGATCCTGGTCGGGCGGCCAGCGAAAAGGATTAGCAGGGACGAACGATGAACACAAACCAGAGATTCGCGCATCTCGGCGAAATCAATTTGGCTTTTGCGGAAGCTCTCCGGCGGGCAGCTGAGCAGGCAGAGGCTGCGCTTGGGCCATTCGCCGACGCCTTCAGCCTGATCGACGCGACCATCTTGAAGAGGTGGCGCGAGGCCTTGGTTTGCGCCGGGCCGCTGATGCACGCCATGATGATGACCGACGCCGAGCGCGAAGCCTGCTACCGGGAGTACGTAAACTGGCACAACCGCCGCCGGCAGTGGCGCAAGCTGTCCTGGCGGCGGCTCAACCGGCATCAACGCCAGGAGGCGCTGTTGCGTTGGCGGAAGGCGCGCGGCCTTGAATAGGTTGTGCTATAATGCCGCCGAGGTGTCCATACGAAATAGACACGACGCGGGCAACTCGACCGGTGCACAGAGAACGGGCCCATAACCCGTACGAGCGCGGTTCGACTCCGCGGCCCGCTACATGAACCATTTTCAATGGTCTTAAAGGTTCGCGTCGCAGATGAACTGAACGATTGACGCGAAGCATCGGCGGGGACCACGCCGAGCCGGAGCGGAAGACCGTAGTTGCGGGGACTCCGCCAAGAGTGTAACCGGCCGCAATCATAGATCCAGCGCCAGCAACGCGCTCCCACCCGTCAGGCGGGTTGGGGCGCGTTTTCGTTTCTACCGGAAGGTGAGCCCGGAAGGTGAGCATGGACGAGCCGCTTGAGTACAAGATCGCGCCGACGGAGTTCAAGGCCACCGGCGACGTTGGGGAGTACGAAGGCCACTTCGCCATCTTCGGCAACACCGATGACGGCATGGACATCTCGCACCCCGGCATGTTCCTGAAGACCATCGCCGAGCGAGCCCGGCGCATCAAGGTCTTCTACGCGCACGACTGGATGAAATTGATCGGTCCGCCGCCCAGCGTCCTGAGGGAGGACTCGCTGGGCCTGTTCGCTGCCGGCCGTCTCACCCTGAATTCGTTCTGGGGCAAAGAGACGTGGGAGCTGATGAAGGACAACGCCCTCACCGAGGGCTCGTTCGGCTACCAAGCTGTGAAGTTCGACTTCGAAGAGCGGCCCAACGGCATGGTGCGCAACCTGCGCGAGGTCAAGCTCTTTGAGATCTCGCCGGTACCACTGGGCATGAACGACCTGACCCAGGTGCGCGCGGTCAAGGCCGCCCTGTTGCGCCAGATGCGCGCCGCCATCCCGGCCAAGGAGACGCCGCCGGCCGAGGCCGACGCGGCCTGGGACGCCGCGGCGGTCCTCAAGGAGGCCAAGGGCGCGGCCCAGCTGCGTGCCCTGCACGCCTGGGCTGATCCAGACGGCGACCCGGACAACCCGGCCTCCTACAAATTCCCCCATCACCTAGCCGACGGCCGCGTGGTGCTGAAGGCCGTCGAGGACGCCGGCCACGCGCTGATGATCGGCGCCGGCATCCCCGAGACCGACGTGGCCGGCGTCAAGAAGCACCTGGCCGCGCACTACAAGCAGTTCGGGCGCCTGCCTCCCTGGGAGAAGGGCGCATCTTTCGACGATTACCTGCCGGCCCTGAAACACGTCCTGGACGAGATCAAGGCCGGCCGGGTGCTGAGCGCCGCCAACAAGGACCGCGTGACCGAAGCGGTCAGCGCCCTGCAGGCCGCGCTCGAAGCCCTGAACGATCTGTTGGCAGCCGCCGAGCCGGAGAAGGGCCTGCCGCCCGTCCACTCGGCACTGCTGCTCAAGCGTCTGCGAGCCGCGGAGGTCGCACTCGCGCTGTAGCCGGCCCCGACATTTGGGCCGGATGTCCATACGCAATAGACACAGGAGTCATCCCATGAGCGACAACATCGAGGCCAAGCGCCTCCGCGATGAGGCCGGCCAGCTCTACGAGCAGGCCAAAGCCATCATGGCCGAATTCCAGGGCAAGGAAATGCCCAGGGAAAAGTCCGACCAGGTGGACAGGCTGCTGGACGACGTCGAGGCCAAGACCCAGGCCGCGCGCAAGCTGGAGGAGAAGGGCGAGCGCGAGGCCCGGATGGCCCAGAACGAGAAGTTCTTCAACGAGCCGGCCACGCGCAAGGAGTTCTTCAAGCAGGGCGGACCCGGCGGCCAGGAGGTCAAGGTCGAATGGGGCGGGCGCCAGCTCACGGCCGAAGAGGTGTCGGAGCTGAGCGCGATGGCCCCGCACAAATCGTTCATCGCGGCCCTCAACCCCGAGTACCGCGCGGCCTACGTGGCCTACCTGCGCAAGGGCATGCAGGGCCTGAACGGCGAGCAGATCAAGGCGCTGTCGGCCGGCGACCCCGGCGCCGGCGGCTACCTGGTCCAGGACACGTTCCTGAACGTCTTCGTGGCCAAGCAGCGCGAGGCCTCGGCCATGCGCCGGATCTGCAACGTCCTGCCGCCCGTCCCGTCCGGCTCGGCCATCGCCGCCGCGGAGGAGTCCTTCCTGAGCGACGCCGAGTGGACGACCGAGGTCGCGACCGGCTCGGAAGACACGGTCAAGCCCTTCGGCGGGCGCAAGCTCACTCCCAAGCCCCTGGCCAAGCGCATCAAGGTCAGCAACACGCTGCTGCGCAACCCGTTCTTTGACGTGGAGGCCTACGTCCGCGACCGCCTGGCCTACAAGCACGCGGTCCCGGAGGAAGCCGCCTTCATCAACGGCGATGGCGTCAACAAGCCCCTGGGCCTGCTGTCCACGCAGGCGGCGCTGCCGACCTACACGACCGCGTCCAGCACGGCCCTGCATGGCGACGACGTGATCAACTGGATCTACAGCCTGCCGCAGGGGTACGCGGCGCGGCCGTCGACGCGCATCCTGTGCAACCGCAGCTTCATCCGCAAGATCCGGACGCTGGCCAGCAAGAACGCCAGCGTGAACTTCACCAACTACCTGTGGCAGCCCGGCCTGGCGGCTGGCGTGCCCAACACCATCCTGGACATCCAGTACGAGCTGTCCGATCAGTTCCCGACCGGCCTGACCGCCGACGCCTTCACGGCCAACGCGCTGGTCGCCGTGGTCGGCGACTTCTCGTACTACTGGATCGCCGACGCCCTCCAGATGTCCATCCAGCGCCTGGTTGAGCTGTACGCCGAGTCCAACCAGACCGGCTTCATCGGCCGCAAGGAGACCGACGGCATGCCGGCCCTGGCCGAGGCGTTCATGGTGCTGAAGATCAAGGCGTAAGCCTGATCCCAGCCGGCAATGAGTTCAAGGCCGGCGCCAGATCACCCTGGCGCCGGCCCGCCACAGCAGGAGAGAGCCAATCATGAAGACCATCTTCACCGACGCGAAGGCGGTGCAGTGCATCTCGCCGCAGTCCGGCAACAACACCACGCTCAACGGGACGACCATCGACCTGACCGGCCACGACGGCATCGAGTTCGTATGCGCGGTCGGCGCGCAGGACGCGGTCGTGACCTTCAAGGTCCAGGTCGGCACCCTGTCCGACGGCTCGGATATGGCCGACGTGACCGGCCTGTCGCAGGCGTTCTCGGCCACCGACGACAACAAGGTGACCATCCTGAGCCTGCGCGAGTCGACCAAGCGCTACGCGCGCGTGGTCGCCACGCTGGGCAACGGCACGGCCCAGCTCGTCTCGGCGATCGGCCTGCTGGTGGGCAACCGCCAGTTGCCCGAGGCGCAGAGCTTCGGCGGCGTCCTGAAGGTCGGCGCGTAACTCGATCAACCCAGGCCCGGCTCTCGCCCAGCAGCGGGAGCCGGGCCCGCCCATATGGCCGCCCTGTTGACCCTTCCGGAAGCGCGCGCGCTGGTCAGGACAAGCCTGTCTGACGTGCAGCTGGAAGCCGTCATCGACCGGGAGGAGTCGGCCCTGGTGCGGCGCTTCGGCGCGCATTACGTGGACGGGTCGACCACGGTAACGGAGACGCTGGAAAGCGTGGGCGAAAACATCTTCCTGCGGCGTCGAGCCGGCAGCATCACGGCGGTTGTCGAGGAAGGCGCAACTCTGAC